ACGGTTCTACTAAGTTTACAAATTGTGCTCTTGTGAATTGGTCATTAAACTCAAACATTGTTGAACGAGCTGCACGAGCAATAGACTTCTCTAACACAATAAACAACCGGCGAACATTGATGCGGTCAAATACTGATGGACGATTTAACATAGTTTTGTCGCCAAACAGGATTGTGCCTTCACCTTGGAATGTTACAACAGGATTAATACCTTGAACATATAGGTTATCACGCTCTGCTTTAGTTGGATTGTATGCTAACTTAATAACATTTTTAATGATACCACGATTTAAGCCACCTGGTGAATACCATGGATCACGCTCTAAATCGGTACGAGCACAAACGCCAGCAATATCACCATTTAATGGAACAAAACGGTATACATCACTATATTTGTCGTATTGATATTTGTAACCGGAATCTAATACTGCATACGAAGAACTTGTTAAACCTGCACGGAAAGCAAGAATACTTGTAGCTTCAGCACCTGCATTATTAACAACAGACGCTTTAGTTGGTGATAAGAACACCAATACATCTTTGCGTGATTCAGCCTTAGAGATTAAGTCAGCAGCAACTGTTGCGTTTCCTGGTCCTGAAAGGAGTAAAGAAACATCAACAACATCAGGATTAGCAAACTGACCATACGCAGTAATAATTTCAGAGTTGCCAATCGTACCATCTGTACCAGCACTTAACGAAGCACTAAATGGTGAATTGATAGCATTGAAAGTTATACCTGATGCGGCAGTTCCCCAATTTGTGGCGCCAGGCTGTTGACCTAACCACCAAACATATTGTGACATTGTATTAATAGCTGTTTTGTAGTAGTTTGACGAACCATCATTATTGATTGCATCAAAAGCTTTGGAAACAAATGCGTATTTTTCAACAACTGTATTTGCACTTCCAGTAAATTTGCCATCTTCATCAACAACAACAATGTGCATTTCATCAGTTGAACCATTTCTATCTGATACATATGTTGATGTGCCTGGAGCAACACCAAACTGGTCAGCATATTCCCATTTACGCAACACAGCAGTACCAACAACTACGGTACCTGGTGCAGTTGCAGTAACAATTGCAGAGGCGTTAACAGAAGCAACACGAATATATGTTGTACCGCCGTCAACAGAGATTAAATCTCCTGTAACAACATTAGCAGCAGCATTAGCTACGCCATTAACATTGATTACTAAACTGCCAGATGTAACAGCATTAGCTCTTAATGAGTCGGTGACTGTTAAGTTAGATGAAAATGCTTGTGCAGATGAGCACATAGAAATGCGTAATGAATTACCTAAAACACCAGGACAACGGGCCGCAAAAGGACCAAAAGATGTGTTTGATGCGGTTTCATGGTTAGATGAATAATCAGTTTGATTTTCAATTAAAACGCCAGTAGCGTTAGCTGTAGCATTGAATGTTGATGTTGTGTTTGCGGCACGAACAACTTTTAGATTATTGGAATACGATAGAAAGTTTGCAGCTGAGAACCAGTATTCATAATTTGTGCTGTCGGGCTTACCAAAACGACTGGCGAGGCGAACCTCATCAGACACGGTAACCACTTCATTTACTGGACCCCAATTGAAATTTCCTGCAATACCACCAATTGAGGTGGCAACGGAAGGAACAATTGTAGTCAGGTCGATTTCTGATACATTTACTCCTGGTGATAGCTGGAATGCCATGGATTTCTCCTTAGTTTACGGGTCAATTTTTCTTTATACACTATTTAGTTTTTTATAGAGTTGAGGGTAAATAGCCTGGTGGTATGATTGGATTCTCTTTTTCTTCTCTCCAAACATCGCCATCTTCAACAATATATTCTTCTTCAGTTCCATTAAACATGAAACCAAAAGGAACTACATCTTCCTCAATTTGTTTTATTCTTTCTTGATACATTGCTTCACGAATATTAATATCACACATTTCTCTAAAATATGGATTAGTTGTTAGCCAGCTAAACAATACTAGAGGCATCACTAAGTCATCATGGTAACCATCATCAGCGGCATAACTATCTCTGACTTGAATAAAAGTTGATATCTCCGAGATTGTGTCAGCGTCTGTAATTAACAGCTTCTTTTCTTCCATTAAAGATTTGAATGTAAAGCATCCAATTCTTTTAACTCTCTTATCAGTATTTACACCTAACTGAGTTTTGCCGGCACCAAAGCCACCAGAAACGACTTGGCCTCTCTTAGTATCTCGGTTGACATACACCATATTATCATACTCTAATTCGTTATGCATAATATGTGCCACTTGTTCGCTGGAATTAACTTCAACCATGACATAGGCATTATTATAGTCCCTAGCTACCTTATGTATAATACTTGGATAGAGCATTGGCGCAATCGTGTTATCTCTGAACTTACCCACAAGTTTATAGGGTATTTCGGTAATATCAACAATGACGAAAGCAGAATAGTCACCGCCAACTCCTTTAGCCGTATCGGCAACTATTACATAACTGTGAGGCTTGTTTACTAGCTTTTCGTCATCGTCCCTTATACTTTTAATTGGATACTCATACAAGTCTAATCCGTCTTTGGAGTAGACTGTCGGACAGGTGGACATATACTCAATTGTATCTGAGTTAATCAAGGTAAGGGAAGAACCTAGAAACTTACATAAGATTTCTTGGTTATACTTCAAGTCACCTAGCTGGCGTTTTTGTTCTAATGCCCATGCTTCATCTCTGCCGGGAATCCGACTATACGGAATAAACAAAGGAACAAAATCATTATTCTTATTTACAGCATCATTCCAAAACTTCCAAAAATGATTGTATCCCAATGGAGTTGAAGTAATTAAAATCTTTGTGGTTTGACCAGCAGAAATAACTGGATAAACCGCAGTAAAGAACTGTTCAGCGATTGTATTTGGAATGATGGCGGCTTCGTCAATATACAATAAATTTACAGACTTACCACGAATACCTGCTGCCGTTGTTGCGGCTGTAAAAACAATAGAACCATTTTCTAGTTCCACATCGCCTTTATTCCATGTTTTAATGCCTTGTTGCATCCACGGTGGAAGATACTCAAACATTAGTTGATATCGGGACATAATTTCCCGTGCCGTAGAAGCTTTGTTTGCTAAAATTGCAACAGTCTTACTATCTTGAAATATAGTATACCAAAGAATATAAGCAGCAGATACGGAGGTTTTACCTTGCTGGCGTCCTTCCATAATAATAACTTTACGGTTATTATGAATCGTTTCTACTTTTTCTTTCTGACAATCATATAATTTGAACGGCTGAATACCGTGGTCTAGTGTTACAATATAACAATAGTTGTCAATAAAATAAGTTGGATCCTCAACACACTTTGCAATCTCTAATACTTGTTCTTCAGTATAAGAAAAATCTATACCTATTTTCTTTAGAGTTGCATTTCCATTATAACCATTATTAGTCATTATATATTATTTTATAATACTACGAAGCATCCAAGCCTTTTTTTGGTGAGCGCCTAATAGGTCTTGCAAAAAGTTAGATATTGCTGGCTCATCTGCTTGATTAGCTGCAACAATACCAGCACGAAGATGAATAATGAATCGGTCATTATCTGCTTTTAATTCGGACATCATGGCAAGTGCTGAAGGTACAACATCAACAGCTTCAGTAATGTCAGCTAATTCAAGGAATCTTTCCATTGAGCCTGGTGTATATGAATCTAAGTAACGAATATGTTCTGCAATAAGATCCGTTTGAGCAAATACTTCATTATAAAAACCATTTAAGAAATCATGGTATTGTGGAAAGTTTGAACCTTCAATATTCCAATGATAGTTGTGGCTCTTTAGATATAACGCAAAGTTAGTACCTAAAATCACTTTAAGTTGTTGAATTAATTGTTCCATAGTAATCTATTTATTCTCTCTAATTTGTTTCAATAATTCTGCGGTTGACCCAACAAATACTGCTCTCTCAACATTAATAGAGTTGGTAATTTCTTGTGGTCTTAAACTTTGTTTTTGTTTTTGAATTTCTAATAAGTCTTTATTCAAATCAGACAAAGTTTTAATAAAGTTAGCAGCAACTTCATATGCTCGTGGATGCTCTGATTCTTGTGCAACCAGCAATAGATTGTCAATCGCTACACCACCTTTGTCTAATAAACCTTTAATGTTTTTACGAGCTAATGCTGCATCTGATTCTACCTCATCAGCCACCAATTCTGTGTTTGACTTGTTTACGATTGCTGGCAATACTTCAACTTGCTGAATGGGCTCAATATCAAAGATTTCAGATAAGTTATCGTTTATTTTGCTCATACTAATGTGTTTGGCCACTCTGTAAAGGTTTCTTCAAATCCATAGGCAGATGAATTAGAGTTAGCAGTTGCTGGCAAAGGTGTTGTTATAATACTAAAGGCCTTAACTGGTTTATTATCAACCGTGGAGATTATATATGCAGCATTAGAATATACACCAACAACCTTATCATTGGCCGATAGAGCCTTATTTAAGTCACCAACAACCAATATGCCACTTGATGTGTTGCTAAAGTATATAACCTTACCTTTAATTCCTTTTACATCAACTATAATATCTTCACCTGTTGTATATACTCCATAACCAGTTGCAAAATTAACATTAACTCTTTGAGCATCTAAATTTCGTGTGTCAGTATAAACATTAGTATTAGCTTGCAGAATAACTTTACCTGTTTTAACTGGAGGCCAAATGTAAGCCTTGGCTGTAAATGTAAGGTTCCAAATAATAAGGCGAGTATTCATAAAATCACCTTCATAATCTACCTCAGGAGATACAGAGTTTAATATGATTGGCATATCATATTTCTGTTCCATCTCAGTAATGAAATCAACTGTAACTGTAAAATCTGGTGTAAAGAATGGCAATATCTGTTCTAAAATTTGTGTGCCATCTTCCGTATTTCTTACATAGATGGATAAACTAAAATCAAAATTATATGGTATAGGTGCATACTGAGTATTAAATTTAGTGTGTGTGTTGCTGGCAAAGTTTTGTAAAGTGCTTTGTTGCTTACGGCTAGTATCGTAACTCATGCCATTCAAATCAAAACTCATACGAGGCACAGTTGTTGCGATTGATTTGGTAAGATTTGGATCAGCAATAATACGAGTTAAATATTTCTCTTTAGCACCATATGATAATGGCACCTTGGTTGTTTCAAATGTAGTTGAACCATCTTTGCTATAACGAGTTAGCTGGATATCATCAAAAATTGTGCCAAACGCAACAACTATTTTGCGAATGGTTCGGTTATAAAAATGTTCATTTCCCAGCATTACGAAGGCTCCCCAAACGGGTTATGTTCTGTAAAGTCTAGTATAGCAGCGCCTTCAGTTTCAATTCTGTAATTATCAATCACATCTTCAAATGCATTGTTCATATTAAAGGTGTCAGATGTTGTATTGACTATCCAGTTAGCACCACTTGTATTGCCTTTTAATGCAGTATTATTTACAAATGATCCTACCACACGAATTACATTAACCTGTGAACCAGCAACATAATTGTGAACTGTGGCTTTGGCTGTTGCAGTAGCTAATGATGCACCTTGATATACAACTTCATTAACCGCAAATGCACCACTACCGCCGGCCGTTAATGTTAATTGTGTTCTTGCATAGGAATCAAAAATCTGTCCATCAATTTCTGCATTACCTGTATTGACTGTTTCATTAGAGAATACCCATTGTTTCATTTTTAATGCGTAAACATAAACATTACCACCACGACCACGGCCTAATGTATAAAACATGGCCTGATTGTTTTCATGCTCAACGAAGGTAATCTCAAAGAAGTTTTGAAACAATGGAACATAAATTAAATCGCCTTCAAATGGACGATGCTGGCCAACACTAAAAGAAAATCTTTGGCGAGAAACTAAAAGAGTTACTTCATCTTTAATTTCAAGACCAAATTTGGAAATAAAATCACCTTCACCTTCCATGCCGGTAAAATCTTCCAAATACATTTCAATTTGTGTAGCAGAGGTATATTGCTTAACAGGATCTTCACCATACAAATAATCTACTTGGTCCTCAGATGTCCTTGGCATATAATACACATCCATGGAATAAATCTTTAGAGCTTCTATAACGAGGTCCTCAATAAGAAGCTGCTCGCTGGTAATTTGATTTACTGGATAGGGATTAAAGTATAAGTTTTGTGCCATTCATGTTCACCCCATCATTATTTCTGATGGCAATACATTCATATTAAACATTTCTTCTTCCATTTTATCAATCTCGGCTTGAGCTTCTGTCATAATACGAACACCATCTAGCGTAACTCCGCCAGGCATTTGAATACCAGAAAACTTGCTAAGATTATTTCCCCATTGGAGTTTAATTAAAGCAGTCGCATACTTCTTCAGGAATTTATCATTCCAAACATCTGAATAACCAGCTGAAGTTATTGCAACATTAGCAGCACTAGTTGTTAATGGGCCACGAACTTCAATGCTGGTTGGTGAACTGATACGAGCAATTTGCCATGTATCAACACCATTCAAAGTAATGAAATCGTTTTCAAGTAGTTGTTGGTCAAATGTTGTGCCATATCCCGTTACTGTATTGACACCAGAAGTGTAGGTAGCTGTACCTGTTAGTGTAATGGTTGCTGGATTTAATGTGCGATAACACTCAACAATAACATAGTCACCAGGACTAACATCTCTAACCCAATCAATGTCAAGGAATACTTTATTCTGTTTACGATTAAATCTAAACTGTGGAGTACCAGAGAACAAAAGGTTTAAGGTACGAATGTGTTGCATAGTAATCTCATACGACACATAACTTACTGATGTGAAGTCGTATAGGTCATGCAGTCGTAATTGATAACGCAGGTCAAACATATTGATTGATGCATTAGAGTTATCAAATGGAAAAACACCTGTTACAAAAGTAACGGCATCTGGACAATATATCCAGCGGCGGTTAATATCTTCCGCTGTAATCATATGCTTCATGTAAATCTTTTCGGTGCCATCAAAATGGTAATCTTGATAGAACGACAATGCTTCATCTATCCTATCATCTACTTGGTCATCATCCACATTTATTTCAATTACGGGAAAACCAAGTTTTCTTTTACAGTAGGTTACAAGTTCAGCACGGGTTGTTGGGTTTGCCATTATTTTATCCTAAAGCGATTGCAAAGGCTAATGCGTTTGGTTCAGTAGCTGCCGTATTAGCAGCTGCAAAGGCTGCA